CGGTGAACCCAGGTTGCGGCTGGTGACTGTGGCATCAGTGCCAGTGGATGCGGTACCCGTGACATACTCGTAATACAACGTGTTAAGCGCGACACTTGAACTGATGCGAACGTCAGTGATGGTCAGACCCTTCAAGCCTTCGTTCTTCAGATAAAAGAAATAATCATCAACCGCAGCAGTGGTTGCCAGCGAGTACACCGACCAATACCGTTCTCCATCGTTCAAGTGTCGGTCATTGTGTATCGTTAGAGCCTTTACCTGTAGGCGGTTCTCCTCGGTGACCTCTACAACTGTTCCATTTGGTCCGGTGATTTTCATGATTCAGCCCTATGAAGATGTGTCGCGGTAAAGCGTGACATTGAACACGACCTTGACCGATGTGTTCCCGGTTCCGGGAGTCAACGAGAATGAAAATGAAGTACCCGGTGCGATGATGATCGGGTTAGCAGATACCGCCAGGTTATTGCGGTCAGGCAGGTACATGTTCTGCGGCACCTGCACGCCACCGGTGACGGTGAACCCCTCCCCACCTTTCGCAAACGTGCCCGCCAGCGATTTGGAACTGCCGAGGTTCAAGTTAGCGGGAATGATCGCTGTGCCTGATAATAGCGTCCCGCCGGTGGGGCCAATCGTGAATCGAGTCAGCAGCGGCAGGTCTGCGGCCCCTGTTGACTGAGTAATCACCGCGTTGAAGTCACGCAGCACCCAGTCAATCGAGTCGGTGTTCTTCATATAGAAGAGGCCAGACTCGCTAGCCGATGTAAGCTCCAGCACGCTGGTGGTCAAGAAGAAAGCCTCACCCTGTTGGGCCGCGTCAACACTGATGTCTGACGAGGTTGCCAGCGTCCCCAACCGGTTGCGGGAGTCAACGTTGGCAGTGTTGCCAGTGTCCCCCGACTTAATTACTGTGCTCATTCGTATAGTCCTCGTCTAAATCAGTCTCAAAAGCCTCTTCAATGCGCAAGTTCAACATTGTCAACTCGTGCAGGTGTGCGTCCTGGTTCGACGCAATAATCGACAACTGATTCTGCAGCATCATCGCCAACTCATAGATCGTGTCAATTGGGTTGTCGCCAGCTTCCGTCCCAGTCATCTCCGTCACAGTGAGTGACGCTGTACCGGTCACTGCCAACGCCCACACGTTCGTGTCGATCGATCGCAAGGAATACGGTGGGTCTCCGCCGTTAAGCTGATGGAATGCACTGTTGTCCGGCGCGGGTCGTGAATCATTCATGATGATCCGCACCTGGTCCCGATGCGACTGCAGGATCAACGGGTTCAACCCCTCATTGATCCTGATGTACCGATCAGTGCTCAGATTGGCGTTAGCAGTTGCCACTTACTGCCCCAACAGAGTCTTCTGAGCAGTGGCGCCGGAGTCCGTCACACCGCGGGGACTGGTCAGGATCGTGCCGCCGCGACTGGCACTGGCACGCCTGCGCCTACGTTCCTGATCCTCTCCCGTGCCTGTATCAGACGCGCCGGGGGTGCGCGGTGCCTCGGGCAGCCTTGCTGGAGGTGGCGGTGCTGATGGTGCTGAGCCGGTACACATTTGATCGATCTCCCATTACATTACGTTATATTATCACATTACATGTAATCATCTGAATCAAGCTGCGACAGGGGGTCATAGTCACCCATGCTCTTGTTCCTGTGCGGCGGTGCAGAGTCGAGATGACCACGGGGAACACTGAGCGCCGGTACATGGTGGCCGAACGTCAGATACAGCGCGTCAGCCCAATCGGGCGAACTGTTGGGTCCGAGTCGCTTCTTCACTTCATCTTTGGGTTCAAGTACAAGCTGGTCTCGCCTGTTATGCCAGAAGTCGCGAGCCGTCAATTCCTTCTCGAGCTGTGCGTCATCAGGTAGCGCGCCACCACTCATCAACCACTCTTTGCAACGCACCCCCATCTCAGCAGTGCGGTTGGAGTAATGCTTCTCGTCATCAGCCTTCTCACCGAAACCGATGTCAATGACGTGGTAACCGAGCTGCCGCATGCGATCACCGATCGGCCCACCCATCGAACCCACATCCATAAATATGACGTCGGGTTTGTGTCGATCGAAAACCTGAGTTAGCAGAGACACAACCCGCATACTGTCACGTGATTTCTCAGCCGTGATCCTGTAGGTCTTCTCAGACTTGGCATCCTTACCGCGGCGGAACTGGATCATGCAGTCATCGCCACCGCCGCGTGCCAGGTCAACACCGCAGATCAACGGGTCGTCACCGAGATACTGGCCAGACCCACGCTTCATGGCATCGAATACGATGTCAGACGGCATAAACTGCATGTCGCCGCCTTTGGGGAACCGACCTAATACGCGGATCCTGGCGCGGTCACTGTCCTCACCATAGACATCGATGATCTCTTTCAGGTATGTCTTGTTCGACATTTTAGCGGTGCGGCTGTCGATGTTGCGCGTGATCCACCGGGCAGCGTTGCGCTTGAAACACTCAGCGAATTCAGTGTCGTTTCTGGTAGGGTTACCAAATGCGAAGTGCATCGGCTCACCATCTGTCAGCCCACCCTGCGACACCTCCCATATCTTGCTACACAGGCCGCCGGCCTCGTCAAACAGATACCACGGTGTAGAGTCAGCAGCATGCAGGCCCGCAAAAGCCTCACTGTTCTCTTCACGCGACGTCAGAGCATCAACCCGCCACGTATCAGGGTATGCTTTGTGAGCGATCGACATGGATGTCATCTCGAACCAATCGACGGTGATACAGCGTAGGCGCCACTTGGCCAGCTCTGCCATGGTGATGGTTCGAAGCTGGTCAGAAGTGTTTGCAGTGATGCGCCCGCGACTGTTCGGCCTGGTTGACATCACCCACAGGATCAACCACGCAGAAAGAGCAGATTTGCCGATACCGTGACCTGACGCCACAGCCACACGAATGGGGTTTACCGGGTCAACACCGTCGAATTTCCTGGCTCTGACTTCATCACCGATCATGGTCAGAATGTCGGTCTGCCACACGTCAGGACCATCGAAGCCCTTCAGATCACCATGACCCCAGTCAAACGCGAACTTGACGAACCCCAGGGGGTCAGCATAGAAGCGCGATATCTCGCCGGCCAGGTGAAGATCGATGTTGTCAGACTCATAGAACTCATTGTCTACGACCATTGCTGACTGGAGCGATGTCACACTGTCACCGGTACCGTGCCGCGAATTGCGAACTGCGGTAACTGAAAGTTTGCGGGGAGAGGTTGTTCAACCCCCTTCTCATCAACCGGGCGATTGAGATACTTACGCAGTACAGTCTTGCGCAGTATGTGGTTCTTCTGGCTGCGCTTGCGACGCCTGACGGTACCTCCCTGACCATCATCAACGTTTTCGTATGTGGGCTTACCGTCACCGTCAAGATCATCGGTGGGACTGCGATCCCTGAGACCGACCAGCGCCCACTGTGTGTACTTGGCAGCCTCGACCTCAACCTGGTCACGTGAATCAACCAGCAACATGATCAGCTTTTTACCATCCACAGGGTGTGACATCGGCATCGTGTCATCCACTATCCTGGCACCCATCCTGCGCATGCGACGCTTCAACGTGCGCAGTGACGCTTTGTCAGTGCTGTCATCACCGAACCGTTTCGCAAACTTCGGCAGTGTGTCGGGTACTAGGATAATGGCGATCATGGATAGAGTTGCTCCACTTTATCAGTACCAATGTCAGTGTGAAAATATTCAATGTTTTCATAGGTGAACGGGAATGCGTTGACGTACCCAATCACCCAGTCGTTGACCGGAAATGCACCGTCGTAGCCCTTCACTGTACCCCATACCCAGTTGCCCCCACCGGTTACGTCACGGTAGCCAACCTGAAACCCCGCCTGACCATAATGAGACGCAAGTTGGTATTCGTTACCCGCTACAAAATTAAATGCTACAACAGGAACGTTTGTCCCCTCAAAACCGATCACTCTACCGCCGCCCGAACTGTCCTCTTGTAGATACAACAAGCCGAACACCGCATCATCAACATTCGTTACACCGTGACTAGTGCCGGACGCCATATCAGAAAAACTAAACCCCGGCACCCACCCATCAATGATCAACGTACCCTCGCGCTGATTGAAGTTGGTCCCGACTGTGAGAGTCTTGCGGGGCTCTTCGATGTCGCGCGTGACCGTGCTACCACTGGTGGGGATGATAGGTGTGGCAAAACCGGAGGTTTCAAGCTGAGCCCCCCAACAATATGCTGTAGTCAGTGTTGATGCCAAGCGGCTATCACCGGCATAAACGAAACCCCCCGCCGCGAGTGGTGTAAACGTGATTTCAAACCGCTGCCATGATGTAGTCAAAGACACCAGTTGCCGATGGTGGCTGCCATCAAACCAGTTAAGCGGCCACGTGCCACTACCAGCCACCGAACGCAGATAAAACGACAACGTGTGCTCAACAGCAGTGAACGTGTGAGCGAGTGTGATATATGAATTAACTGCAGAAATATCGAGCAAATCAGCAGATATTGACCCATCAGGTGACGCAATCTGATCTGCTGTTACAGTTGCCCCAGATACTTGACTCCACGTAATATCAAACTCGTGCGAGCGAACAATTAAATTAGTCGCAGCAGGCACGTGCTCCCACTGCCACCCGGTGATCTCTGCACCCACAGCCTCAGTGACGACGCCTGAGCCATCTACTGTGTTTGCCAGTTCCGTTGCGTAGTAGGCAAACGTATCAGTGTACTCGGGTGGGTTCTGGTTGGACGCACCGGTGACGTCGGCAACAAGAAGGAACCTGATCGACCCCGTG